CAAGAATAACGAAAACAACACGAATGTCGAAATCGAATTCCAGTAGAACAGTCAACGTCCGCCGACGGTCGTCGTCAGCAAGACCCAATTTGGTAGCAGGTGCTCCGAACCCAAGCTCCTCCAAGAGGAAGCTAAGGAATCCCCCCAAGGCAGGAGGGGGAAGCAGTGGTTCTAAAATGCAACGAACAAATAAACATGACAACAAACGCTATCGAGCTCAAAGTTCTGGTGGTGTGAAGAGAAACAAGGGGGGGGGAGGGGTGAAGGAGAGGAAGGGTGAAAACAAATCGACAAAACCAGTCACGATCGAGAAGGTTCTCGACAGCAAAGGGACTCTTGGGCAAGCGGTCTCTATCTTGTTTCAAACAGTTAAACTGTTCGGATTCGCCGTGCCGCGAGGCGACGGAAATAAGATAAGAAACCAACTGACTGCATTGGCAGAGCGATGGAAGAGTTACGCAAAAGACTGTTCACCTTTAAAAGTGATCAAGTACAAGCGCGACTCCTTCTACGCCGCTATGCGGGGTCAGAAATTGCCGGAGAAACCATTTACTGCAGAGGACAAGCCTTCAACAATCATGGGAGGTACTATCGGACGCTGGTTAGCGTCTCTTCGCCGTGTGGACGCCACAAAGTGGTTCCAACTGCTGGACACCATCCAAAACGGGTGGGCAAAAGGTTGCCCAAGACCGGATGAGGATGCCTGCAAGGCGAAGTTAACATCAACATTCAAAATTCTCACGGAAGACCATTCTGTACCAGATGTAGTCGCATTACCAACACGTGAAGTGTCAGCGTATACGACAGGCAAACTAGGTGCAGACCTCGCCAGTGTGTTCGCTCAGGCCGAAAGGCAAGAGTTCGCCAAGGTGGATCCGTTTCGGTTCAGAGAACGCGAGACAGACCCTTGGGCGAAGGAGACAAAGGAAGAGGAAATCTGGGAAGCTGAGGAGCTTACCCAGAGTGAGATGTTGCGGGCTCTAAGAGAGACCGTAGATGAAGTATTCGTGGGGATGTCGAAGCTAGGAGTAGCTGATATCCAAAGCACGATCTTCCCAAGCACGTCGGCTAATTACATCGAATCGCGTTCAGGCGGAGGTTCTGCGGGCTGGTTACTTGATGAGTTTCTTCCCAGTTGGGATGAACTCAGAGTACCAGGCGGCTACCTCACGACCAAAACGGGATGGGATGCAATGGCTGACAGCATGGGAGATGCGTACGACGAAGATGTTGACGTAGACGAAGAGTTTAACGACTGGACAGTCGGTGATTTGTCTAGTGTGGTAGTGGATGACACAAACTTGAGCGGTGCTTACGGTGCGCTTTGGGGGAAGGTTCTGGAACAGGCAATTGCCCATCCGAACCGAGTTTCCCTTGTAGCGCTCGCTGAGGCACTTAAGGTCCGAGTAATTTCCAAGGGGAGTCCAGCGTCGCACTTTGTTTTGAAAACAGTGCAGCTGAAACTAGCCAAGGAGTTACTGAAGACTAAGCTCTTTCGCCTGACCGGAAGACCGGTAGA